ATAACACATAATAGACCCCAAGTGGGGTATAACACCGCGCAGATTAAATCAGCATGTATCTAGCAGGATCGCGCCCACTGAGCTGTATTTGCAGCTTGAGTCGGCGCAGGTAGAGCGCGTCTATGTTTGTGTGTTTCCAGCTTGATTCGCCAAAAAGTCTCACGGCAGTAGTTACCAATGCGCCACGAAACGCCAAGCCTTTCGACCGGATACCAGCTTGCAGGGTATCGTCAGCAGTGCGCTTGTCGCAACAGTGTGAAGTGTACGCCCAGTCGTGGAACAGGAAAAAATCAATGACACGCATGTCGAATGGCGTGAATGTTGTTTGCCAAAATGCAGCGGGAATACTGCCCCCATTGAACCAAAACCCCGCTGGAATTGTGTACGTTTTTCCGTTGCTTGCTTCAACAGAAAAATCCTCGACTAAATCACATCCCTGCTCGTCAGGGTACAGTTTGCAATCAGCGGGGGTCAGAATCGGGCGCATTCAACACCTTGTCTGCAATCTCTAGCTCGGCTTTAACCTTTGGATTGGTTGAAACTTTCGCGCCAATCGCCACCAGTTTTTTTATCCAAGCAAAAATCTTTTTCATGTCACGCCTCGTTATTCGATACTTCGCCAGTGGGCTTTAGCCAAACCTTGCGGACGTTTTTGGGTTTACCTATCAGGTAAAGGTTTCTTGCTGCCAGCAATCTATCTTTCTTGATTCGCGCAACACGCACCATGTCAGACTGATTGCCTCCGAGAACGTGATAGCACTCCAAATCCTCGCCAACATACAGCCCAACATGACCGCCGCCATCGCGCGAAAACACCAACACACAGCCCAGCTCAGGCTCGCAGGCTTCGCCCCACAGCGCCCAATCACGCGCCCACAGCGGCTTGTTAGGTAATGGCTTCCCTGCTCTCTTGCTTATCAAGGCAACAAACAAACCGCACCACGGGATGCTGTCTGCATTGTATTGTTTTAATCCAGTCTCTTTTGCCCACGCTAAAATATCTGGGTTGTTTTCACTGCCTGCTTTTTCCTTAACGCCATACAGATTTAATGCTTCTAGCAGCATTCGTGGTGCGTTTTCTTTCAGCAGCCAAGAATAACCGTCCTTGGTAAGTTGTCCGTTGCTCATAACGCGCCAGTTTTGTTTTTGATTATTTTTTCCAGCACTCCCTCAAAAAAGAAAAGCGAGCGCGTACCCATGTGACCAGAAACAGCCACAAGCGCTGCGGTTAAAATCTGAGGAAACGCAGACAATTCACACAGATAAAAAGTAACGATTCCAACAAACGCTGAAATAACCACTTCACCAATCAGCTCTACGATATTATGCGCCTTCGCTTCGCCGCGCTTTAAGCGCTGGATAAAGTTTACAACGCCGCCCCAGACGGAAAGCAACAAAACCCAAGCATAAGTAACAACAGAATACCCCAGCGGGTCTTTGTCGATCATTTTCATCTCTCCCCCGCTTCCGCGAATTAACTTGCAGACGACGCTGGAATAACCTGCAAATAAAGCGGGTACGCTGGCTCATCAGCATTCACCGCCGAAACTGCATCCCAGATCAAACCAGTCGGGTAGTTTTCTCCAGCGCCAATAAGTTTTATCAGTTGCCTACCTGCGCCGCAGGGCGCGTCCACTAATTCAAAATCCACGCCATTATGAATTGACATACCTGCATAATGTACGCCGTTGAATAAAAAAGGTACTGTGATATTGATTGCGTTCATTTTGTTTTTACCTCTGTTAAAAATTAAGTTGTCTACACTGTAGTTCCGATCAGCTTAAACTCATTTAAATTAGTCCTTTTTATTTTCACAAAATCACCCTGCGCTAAAACTAGACTACCCCCTTTAGGCGGGATAATCGTCACACCACTGCCAGCAACAATAGTCAAACCACCAGCTCCACGCGCTTCGATTTCATACTCGGCATTATCTGGTATTGCAGCAGTTGCGTCCGGCTGTACAGTTAAAGTTACAGCGCCAGCGTTGGAAAAATAATTGTATGTTCCGTTGATTAAATCGGCGAGGTTGTATGTTGTTTGGTCTTGTTCGATCACGCGAGAGTTTGCGGCACCGTCAGAGAGTGGTGTCAAAATAAAACCAGCGGCTTCTGACATAAACGCAATTTGAGACCCATAAGCGGCTTTATTAAACCTTACCCCGCCTATGGTAATGTCAAAACCACTATATAGTGTTGAAACGTATTTACCCCCTTGTGTTAACGTGTTGATAACAGGAGTTACCACGCAATCAGCCGTACCGCCCACGAACGTCCACACAGCCGCCGCGCTTTCTTCAGCGGTCATGGTGTAAGTAGAACCTGACCCCGTGTTGATAATTGCAATGCCACGCGCCGCAAGTGTTTGTCCTTGCAATTTCCACAGCGCACCCTGAACGGTGTTGCCTTCTGCAATAGCCTCGTTTGTTGGCGTGCCTGATTGCAGTGTTGATAATGCGTCAGCGCTATCTGCGGCAGCATCAGCATCAGCGGCAGCACTTGCGGCGCTATCTGCGGCAGAAGCGGCAGAGGCGGCAGCGTCTTGGGCGACATTGACAGCCTCATCAACAGCGCGCCCCTGGTCTTGCATAGTCATCGCAAGATAATCCAGCGCATCTTCAACATTGCGCGGCACATACGATGGGGTGGCAGTTAATTCTGATTGTTGTTGTATTTCAAGGCGACTGATAACCCGCAAAAACGAGCCATCAGGCAACGCAAGGTCGTATGTAACAATTCCACCAGGGTTGCCATACTGGTCATAATTCAGCGTAACGGAATAATCGTTAGGATCAGCCTCGGTTTTAACGCCATCGCCATCCGTGATCTCAACATAAAGCATCGACGCATCGTGCAAGCGAAACGAAAACTCGTACTCATGCCCGCTGCTTTGTGGCCCACTGTAATTACTGGACTGACGATCACTAACGCTAACAGTCATAACTGCACCTCTACGCAAATGGTAGATGCGAGACAAGGTATGACTAGAACATCAATTGCTGTCAGGGCTTGCTGTTCCCGTGAGCAATCCTCGCGTCATATCGCCGCCGCTTGTCGGCACAACTTCTCCGGCTGCCACGTCAGCCGCATAGCCAACAGGCCGCGCAAGCGCGAACACAGGCAACCCTGTGAACAATGAAATACCTGCTGCAACATCCTTGATCGCCTTGCTTGGCTTTCCGTTGCCGGTAATTGCGTCAGGAACACTGTCCACCGAGCGCAGCGCAGAACCAATCATCGAAGTTGTGGCGCTGGTTTGCATACGATCATCAACTGGCGTTTTGGTTGTGTACCCAACAGCCAAATTGGCAAACGCCCCCACCACTGGAACCATTGCAGTGGCGTATCGGAACAATCCCGTTCCAGCCACTTCGGTTATCCAGTCGTCTAGCCAGCCATCATAATCATCGTCATCCACGCCGCCGCGCATAGCGACAGCGATTGATTGCGCGACAATCGCAGGTAGGATTGCGCCATAAATAATATGCCCCATCGCCTCGCTTTTTGTTTTTGCGTTTTTCACGGCAACGACATTCGTATTCACCATTGAATTGAAATAGCCATAGAACTGCATGGTTGCACGCCAGAACGCGCCGCCCACTTCAATGCGGCTCACATCTTCAGGCAAACTACTGCCTTGCGTTTGTCTGATAGTCGCATTGGCATACTGCTCCGCATCAGCATCCGTCATGCCCTGCTCGACACCTTGGTTAAATGTTGCGCGCCAAATGATAGGCGACATAGTGTTGTCCATCATGGCTTGCAAAAAATACGCATGCCTTGCGGCGAATGCTTTTGTTTTTTGGTATGCAGTCGGCGCAATCAGTAATTCATTTAGCTGGCTATTGATCGCGTGGATTTCTGCATCCATACGCACAGCCATGTACTCGGAAGCTGCTCGAACTTCGTTTGCGTATTCTTTTGGTCGCGCCAAGAAACTAGCAGTCTCTCGCAGGATGTACTTACCCTTAACTTTTTGTGTGGCAGTCAAAAAGCCGGTTATTTGCTGCATCGCATTGCTTAGGTTTGCCGCCATCAGCGCCATGCCGGTATTGTTGCGCACAATGTTCACAGCATTAGATATTCCCGCATCACCTGTCACTGGTGTATTTACGCTTTGCCTTGCCGCAACACTCAGCCAAGGAGTCAGCATGGAGTCATACGCCGCGCGATCAACAGCGCCCAGTGTTTCCGCAACATCGTTGCGCATCAGCAGCTTTTTCACATCACGCACAGCAGGCTCCATATGCGTGAACAGCAGCACTTTGTTTATATGCTGCGACAGCGATTGCAGGTCAAGCATTAGCGGCTTGTTGTATTCCGTCCGCCCTTTGGTAAATCCTTTGGCAGTAGCGGGAAACGCATTCACCAGCGTGTTATTTTCTTCTTCGGCCATTGCTCGTTGCGCAGCATCAACCACTAAACGAGGATCGGCTTGCGCAGGAACATAGCCGCCGCGATAAATACCGAAAGGCGTTCCAAAAGCGTCAGCCGTCACTTCAGCAAAGTAATACCCAAACACATCTCTATGCGTTTTTTGTGCGCCCGCTTTGGTATCTTCAAGCAAATCCCACACGCCTTGCGCAAAATCATAATGCTCTTTTTTCAGCACGCCCTGTTTGTGCATGCGCTCCACAAACACATCCCATCGCGCAGTATCTAGCGTGCCATCCTCGCGCAATACAGCCCATCCGCGCCCAAGCAGCAGCTTGCGTTTGTTGCTCGCGTTACCAGTATGCAAGACAGCGTGCAGCAATTCAGCCATGCCCACCTTTTGATCGCCAGCTCCGAAGGTATACCCAAGCTCCGGCGCAGCAATTAAACCACGCTTCATTTTTGGCAAGGCATCAATCAGCGCCACATAACGGCGATTGTATTCAGTGGCTTCTGTGCGATAGCGGTCAGCGGCTTTTTTGACTGGCTGGAATATGTAGCGAGTGAAAGCGCCGCCCCACTGCCCGTCCATGCGCTCCGCCCATTGCTCAACGCGCGTCAGCCATGCGCCAGCCGTTTTCAGTTTGTGCGTCAGCAGGTCTTTTTCGGTTGGCGCATTCTTTGCGCCCAATTTCTCATCAGGCAATCCAACTTCAAGCAGTCTTGTAACCAGCCCATCAGCCGCTTCTTGCAGATCAATTTTTTTGCCGTCAATTTCCATCTGGCGCGAACGCTTGGCGGTATACCAAAGCCCCTCAATTTCTTCGCGCAAGCCGCGCATCTCATTGATCGTCAGATCATTAAAATCTTTCTGGTTCACGGCAGCACGGTTCACAGCATCCTGTAACCGCAAGAACATATCGGGATCATGTTCTCGCACGCGCTCCAAATACTCCATCGCATTCTGTTGGCGAGAAGGATAGAAGCCATAAAAGCCCATGACAGCCGTGATCGCGTTCACCACATCAGGATCGCGCCCGCGCTTGGCGTTTTTCTCATTCGTCGCCTTGATAATTTTTGCTGCAAGATCGTCAAACTTATCAATTTCTTCTTTTACATCCACGGCCAGCTTTGCCGTTGCCTCGTTCAGCACTTGATTGCGCTTTGCCAGCAGCGCGGCTTTTGTGTCGCTTTTCGCCATTGCTTTTTGCGCTTCCTTACCGGCCTTGGCAGCAGCAGCAATAAACTTCTCTGGCTTAACATCCTTCACTTTTGTTGCGCCAATCACACGACCAGCGTAGTCCTTGGCCTGTCTTTGTAGCACCCTCTCGCTTCCGGTTGCTTTCGCAAGGATGGCGTATTCAGTAGCAACAAACTTCGCCCGCGCTTTATTCATCACCGCCTTTAGCGTGGCCTCTGCTATTGCTTCTGGTGTAGCAAGATCAGCATGGCGCTCAAGCATAATCTGGTCTGTCATATTCTCGATTGCCTGCTTTATATCCCCAAGCTCAGGCGTACCCAACAGCCCACGAATTAACTGCTCAGTCTCCATGCCAAAGTATCCAGCAACCAATTCTGGAGGAATGCCATCATCAGACAACACACCCATGCTTTCTAGAGTGCGGGATTGCGGCTGGTCTTTGTCGCCTAGCTGATAGTAGGTTTCAAGAATCTTGACGGCGCTGTCATCAAATATCACATAGTTGTAATTACCATCGCCTGCTCCACGACTTGAGCCGTCAAGGTACTTGATGCCACGGATGCCGATGGAGTGGAGGTATTCGGAGGCTTGTTGGCTGCCGGTCTTAGGAGAGTCGTGCCGTGCGTTTAGTTTCCCAGCAATGTGTGAATACAGCGCCCCTCCGGTCATTGCGCGCATCTCTGGCGGTATGTCGCCAGTTATCTTGATCCATTGTTTTACGCTCTCCCGGTCTTTTCCAAAAGTAACGCGGTTATCCATTGAGCGGAGCGCAGCCTTCACCTTCTCGCTCTGCGCGATCAGCGGCTTATCCCACAGCAGGTAGGTGTCATCCTCAGGGATTTCTACTTTGTAGAGTTGGCCTTTATTCTCGGCTTCGACGTAAGTTTGTAGCGCCCGACCGATTGCTGCCGTGTCGTAAGCCCTCATTGGCGCTGAAGCATTTTGTACTTTTCTGGCGTAGCTTGCTGGCTTGCCACCTTTGCCCGTCATTTCCATTGCAAACCTCTGGAATACAGTCAGCGCACTATCGTCATCCACGGAGACCCCTTCAGCCGCTAACGCATCGACCGCCATTTGACGGAAATTGTTGCCGCCCTTGCCTATCGCCAGAGTCTCACGATAATACTCCGCCACCTCTTTATTTCCGGCAAAGTAAAGCCCCCAGCCATAAGCCTGCGCCCCTTCGCCTTTGCCTATGTGCTCAAGGCTGAACTTGTCGAACTTGTACGGGCTGCCGTGAAAAGCCGGTTGCTGCAACTGCCCAGACATATCCGCAACCTTGTTTTTCTTGTTCTGGCGCAATATGTTCGGATTACTACCATCAAACGCGCCGCTGTTACCTGTGGCGGATTTGATCTGCTCGGGGCGAAATGCGACAACTTCCTGGATGCCGTCTTCGTCGCGCACAATCACGCCGTCGTAACCCTGCTCCCGCACGGCACGGTTGAAGATTTCACGTTCTTTCGCGTTGCCAAGTGCCGCAGAGTTTCCGCGCACCGACGTGCGCTTGATACCGGCAGCGGCCAGTGCCGCTCGGGTAGCGTCGGCACCTTCGTCCGACATATCCCAAATAAACGGGTTTTGCAGCGAGACGTACAAAGGCATCGCCGCAGCTTCGCCTTCTCCGGTGTCCTCCACCGCAGTATCAGCATAGTCCTGCGCAAATCCCTCGTCCGGTGTGGAATAGAAACCGGAACCAAAGAAACCAGCGTCGCGCAAACCAATGCGAGCTGGGTCGAACGCAGTAATGTTCTGGTTTGTCCCGTGATACACCACCAACGGCTCACCTGTTTTGGGATTGATAACCTTTGATGCGTTGTCAGGGTCGTTCTCCCAGTCGCCAAACCAGCGCTTAAACTCAGGTGTGCGCACCTGCACCCATTGACGGTAATTCAATTTTGTCTTGCCGTCTGCCTTGGCTTTCTCGTAAGCAGCTTCGCCGCCGTAGGCTTTCTCAGTATCAGTGAACTCTTTGCGTAGTGCATCATCGTCGCCTTCTTGCTGCGGCTCAGTAGCAACAGCCTCACCCGTATACGGATCAATGCCCGCCATTTCCGCAAGCTGAATATCGTCAAACATATTGCGAATATCTATGCGGTTTAATCTGCCGCCCATGTACTCAACATTTTCAGCATCAAAAAAGGCACGCTGCGGCTCGCCAAGCAACACATCCATATCCACATCAGTCGAATACTGCGGATTGCCCGCCGCTTCTTCGCGCAACAAATCTTCAAGGTCGAGAATGTCCCACTTGCCATGTTCATCCAGCGGCAGGTAATTGAATTGGCTCAACGCCTCAGCCATTGCGTCCGGCGATAGCCCACCTTCTTTGCGCAACACCGGCTTGCCAAACACCCCGCCCTTGCGCAGGAAATCTTTGGGATCAATGCCGTACTGACTGACAGCCTCTTCTTTGTTCAGGCCGCCCAGCTTGGCAATAGCGGTAAACAGACTATCGCGCGCCGTATCCACATGCTCGCTATTCCGCGCGCGTTTGTTTCTGGCTTTCACGCCCTCAACCGGCGCAGTGAGGAATTGATAGGCTTGCACGATTGGCCGACTAAGGAATCGCGTTCTAGCTTCCATTCTCGCCTCACGGCGCAGCGCAGCGGCTTCTCTGCGCATCTCACGCATGATCTTGCCCTTCGTGCCAACGGCATTCTTCACCCACTTCAAATCGCGCAGCACGCGACCTGATAGCTGCTCTGTTGCCGCTTGCACATAATCATCAGCCGCTTGCTGGTATGCCTCCCATTCCGCGTCCGATACGCCCTCTGGCCGTGATGCGTACATAGGCATCATGCCTGCGGTTTGCTGGGCTTGCGCTATCTGTTCCTCTGTCGCCAGCATCCTGTCAAACACAGAGCGAATCTCGTCATTCAGATCAGCATTCTGGCCGGACTCGCTCAAGAAGTTTTTGATGCTGGTGTAAACATGCGACAACCACGCCCTGAATGTTTGAAACACCTCGTTCAATTCCGCGCTTGGCGCTTCACCTTCAAACAAATACTGCTCGAAACTTTCCGCATACTTCTCGTGGAATTTACGCTTCTCTTCCAGCGTCATGGCGTTCCATGCCGCCAATCGCTCGCTGGCGTTCTCGCCCTTCACGCCAAACCATTTCAGCACCGTATCCATATCGCTTTTCATGCGCTCGGACGCATTTTCATCCAGCGCAAGCTCGGCCTGTATTTCTAAAAATAAGTGGCCGGTTTCATGCAGGAAGGTGGATAAATCCGCCTTCGCCAGCATAGTAATATCGCGCGTACTCGGATCGAAAAACCCGCGCGGCGAAGTGTCGTTTTGGTAAAACTCCTCCGTTTTGCGCGAATTAAATCTCTTGCTTAACGGAACGATGTTGCCATCGTAGTCACGCACAATCGCATCCAGCAATTTCCTGTTGTTCTTTGTGTTCTTGTATGCGTAGCCTTTGCCGTTGTCAAAGCCAAGTTCAGCAATGGAATTGCCATCCCAATAAAGACTTGCGGCTTCCACTTTCTCAGAAACGATACGATACCCACCGGGAATACTTAATCCCTCATCGACTGCATAGCTCCTGTTTGTTGAAACCCAGTCACCATTTCTTAGTTTCGTATCCTTCGTGTTCTTGGGAATTGATCTGTAAACGGTGATTTTGGTGGTTACTTTTTCTCCAGACTTTTTCCTATCAAGCCTTCTGAATAAATCACGCACATCGTAATGAGCCGATCTCTCACGACTGTCGTTCGTGTAGTATTGCGGGTGCGTCCAATAGTCATCTGGAACCATCCCACTTTCCCTGATTTTATCAAGACTGACGGAAAAGCCATCTGTACTATTAGGCGCAGAATGCTCCATTCTCTCGCTGGTTGACGGATTGTATCCTGCTTCCGCCGCCGCTTCATCTACCAGCCTTTGCGCAGCCTCCATGTCGCCGCGTTCAACGGCAGCCATGTACTCGGCATCGCGCTCTGCTATGAGTTTTTTGTTGGGCGCTTCCTTAGCTGATTCAGCTTTTTTCGACTGGTAGAAAAGTTTTCTGCCATCGTAGGATTCTAAATCCTTACTGATCTCGCCAAGCCGATCCAGTATTTGTCGCCTTCTTTCTGCGCTTTCTCCCACATAGCGGGCGAGCGTGTTTGCGAGTAGCTGCCTTTTAATCGACGCGCTCGCATATAGGTGTCGATAAGCCGCCAGCGGCTCTCTTTGTTTCGCCACTGATCCAGACTGACCCTCTCCCCGTTGTCCATCCTGCGCATTGTCCAGCGTTTGAAGCTCATGTACCCAAGCGTCAAACTCGGTGTTGAGCGGCGTACCTCTGACCAGTATTCTTCCTGTGTCTGGATCGATCCAAGCATGGCGCAACTCCGGCATCACCTGTGTGATGTTGTGAAAGGCGGTCTTAACAATCTCTCGACGGTTAATTGTATCATTTCCCTTCACCCATTTCATAGCCCGTGCGCGCGTATTTAGCGGGCTTGTCGCGTGATCCTTGTCTACTAGCGTAAGCTGTCTTTCATGCGGAATAAATCGCCCTGTATCTTTTCTGCGCGCAATGCCGCTTGCCATATGCTCCGTTCTTTTTAGCAGCGCATCATCAGACAAACCCAACGGATCGCCACGGAAAACCCCGCCATTTTTTTCAGCAAAATCTGCAACTTTCGTATAAATAATCCCGCCAACTCCGCCAGCTCTTTTCAGGTCAGATAAATCTGTCCAATACTCGCCAGCGTCATTGATATACACATAAGCATCGCGCTTTTGCGTGGAGTATTGTTTTTTTCCATCCTTCAAAATAGGCTTGTCGTTTCCATCAACCAATAGCTCTTTTGTTGGAATGGAGTATTTTTTTACATCGACAATATCTGGCGCGCCAGCATCTTCTGCGTCCATTTGTGCAGCCATAATCACCGCTTCGTCGGCAGCTTGCACCGTTCCTTCTGGAAGCGCAGAAATAATATCAGCGTCTAAATCATCGCTAGTTTCTCGCGCATACTGGAAGCTGTCATCATCACTGCCAATCTCTTGGTATAGCGTAACAAGATCATCTGCCGCTTCATCGCTTAATTCAGTCGGCGCGGCATCAGCATTGTATGGAACGGCATCATCGCCGCCCTGAAACAATCTCGCGTTTTGCTTTTCTGCTTCACGCTTAACCACGCTCTCTACCTGATCGTCAGGTACAGCTTCGCCAATAGCCACCTTCTGCTTTGGCTGTTGCACCACAGGCGCTTGCTGTTGCGCTTCTACAGGCTCACCCACTACGGACGCGCCGCCTTCTTGTGTCGTCGATTCTGGCTGCGCCGGCGCGGAAATATCAGCGCTCGCTACAGGCGCAACATCTTCTGGCGCATCTTCATAAAAACGCCACAAGCCATCGTCATCTTTCTGCCAGCCCGTTTCTTGCTGCACTTGCACTGGATCAATACCAGCAGCCACATCCGCTTTTGCTTTTTCCAGTGTAGTAAAATCTGCGACTTTCTCCTGATTAAAAACATTATCAGGGCTGCCGATACCTTTATTGCGCAAACGACCAAAGTATTTATCAGCCGCTTCCATTGGCGACAACCCTGTTTGATTGGCAACCATCATTGCTTTGACCGCCCACAATGTCGCGCGTTTTTTGTTGCCTTGCTGCGTACCGTAGCCCGTTTCGTTAAACTGCTTCGAGAAGCGTTCAACCACATCCTTAAGATCATCAGCGGCTTTTGCTTTGTCCTTCGCCATGCTTATGGCTTTGTTGGCTACTTCCTCCAGCTCTTTGTCCAATTCAGACTGACGCGCACCCAATTCGCTTTGGGTATCACCGAAAACATCCGACTTCACATGCGCCATCACATCGTTGCGAATATCCGCATTCTGAGAAACACCAACCAGCAACTCATTGCGCGGCACACGAATAAGACCGCCTGTTTCTATTGCTTGATCTATCTGATCAGCGGCACTAGGCGCAGCCTTCAAAAATACATCTTTCGTGACAACGCCAGTATGGAACAATGCAGAATCCACATACACATCATTCTCGTCGCCATCATCCATGTTATTCAGAATGTTGGTGGCAACATCGCGATCAAGCCGCGCAGTTTTTGTTTTTTGCAGAATATCAATCTGCTTATCCAAATCGGCCAAATCGCGCTCTGTTTCTTTCTTTGACGCATCAAACTTTGTGATTCTGTTAGCCACGGCCTGAACGCCTGACATTGCTGCCGCATTTACGCCAACGCCGAACACTGTTTGGATTGCTGCCTCCGGCCTTTCCGATAGATATTGATCCATCGTTTTGTCTGGATCGTAAACAGCATCAACAAAATCTTGCGTATGCGTAGCAACCTGCTCGCCAATCATGTCACGCGATAATAGTTTCTTCGCAAAATCCACCACACCCATCTTGCCAAGGTTTTCCGCAACAAAACCAAGTGGCAGCTTTTCCGTTAAGCCCTCGATAAGGCCAACCGCACCGCCAGCTATCAGCGCATCTTGCGTACTACCGCCACGCTCCAGCACATCGGCAGACTGCCCAAGACCAGACTGGATGCCAGCCATCGTAATGCCAAGCAGCGGATTGAATGCGCCCACCGCCAAGGTTGGGGCGGTTTGCACAAGCGAAGAAACGCCGCCAAACAACCAGCGCGCCGTGTTCGTGTCAAATGTAGGCGTTGCTGCTTCTGACGCTGCGTTAGCCGCACGAATGCGGCGCATGTTTTCTGCTGATTGCGCAGCCCGCATTGCCTCATCGTCAAAACCAACTATATCCATGCGGTTTGTCAGTTCATCGTATGCCGCAGAAATCTTATCAAGGCTTGCGCCAAATTGCGTACCAAGCGCGCCAGTAACCGTTGACGCTACGCGCCCAGCATTATCAATAAACTCGCCTGGACTATCGCCAAACCGCAGTGCCCCATCAGGGTTTGCTGTGTTCTCGATTGTGCCGTTTGTTACATCGCTATTGCTAAAAAGCTCACGGTTCAGCGCGGCAGTAGGCGACTCCTGATATTGCGGCTGCGTTACATCAGGCAGACCGCGCTTTTTTAATTCCGCTCTGAATGTTTCAAGCTCTTGCAATGGCTCAACATCATCTTTTGCTATTTCAAAATCACGCGGATTGTCCGCAAGGTACTGCGAAGTTTTTGGCGCAGAAGTAACCATCGTTTGCCAATCTGGTTTTTTTAGCTTCTTCTCAACCTGATCTGGAATTGCCTTTGCTACATCGTAAGAAACACCTGCGCGACTGGATAAATCTTTCCACTTCGCCACGCTTTCTGGCGCATCAACGGACGCTGAACCCATCGACTCCAGCCTATCGCTAACACCATAGGGTTGTTCTGGCTCATCCCATTGCACAGCATCTGGCACAGCTTCGTTTTGCTCATCAAATGTATTGCCGCCCTGCTCGTCATCCCACCGCACTTGCGACACATCAATATCATCATTTGACATATTCTTTGCTTCCGTCACTGTATAAAGCCACGCGGCGACCATTCACCGTGCCGTAGCGAACAATTGTTCTTTCTTGTTTTTTGGCGCGTTCATCAGCAATAAACCCAGCTTCCGTCATTGCGTCACGCGGCACTTCATTTTTCGTTGTGAAATCCGATCCACGGCCAGCCGTAATCGCTTCACCTTGCGTCACAGGCGACAAGCCGCCAAGCATATCCTTGACTTTATCTAATCCAGTTGCGCCTTCTCTCGGTTTGTAATTACCTTCCAGCCACCAACTTGCAGCATCCTTGAATATCCGATCTGGCGTAGCAGTATCGCTTACTGCTTCACGCGCCATTTTCTTGTATTGGAACAGGTTAAGCTCCTGCTCTTGCGTCCAATTTTTCCTTGGTGTGTTTTTTAGTCTTGGGGGCGCATACTGCATATACGCATCTTCAAGCTGCTTATCAGTCACCTTGCGGTCTTTTTCCAGTGATTTTGCTAGCGAGTTGTAATCCGTCTTGGTCAAAAACGGACGATAAACTTCAAGCTGCTCGGGTTTTGTGATCCTGTCTTCTGCATCATCAAACAATCTTGCGCTGGCCTCAGCCAATTTATCATCATCACTAACGGTTACTTTTTGCGGTTTTGCTTGTTTCGATAATTCAGCAGCCTTGGCATTTCGCACGCGCAGCGCAGCGCCAGCATCAATATCAGCCAGCGCATCTATATCGTCGTCGCTTACACCAGCCCATCCGCCAGCCTTGTATGCCTTTGCTTCCAGCGCATCCACCGCTGCTGTTTTTGCTTTTGACGCTTCCCTGCTTCGACCTGCGAACACAGAGCGCACTTTGCTTAACGCCGCATCCTGATCGTCGCCGGTATATTTTTCCGTTGCGGCATTGATAGCATCGTCGTAACTAACTCCGCCGCTGACCAGTGACTCAGCAAACGCTTCCGTTTCAGCCGATAGATTTTTCTTGTGTACCCACTTCTCAGCTTGCCCACGCAAGCCGGGATCAATGCTGTCTCCGTATTGCTCAATGAATGAATTAACGCTTCCAACTGCATCCTGCTGCATGGCGTTTTTCAGAATGTCGCCATACAAACCTTGGCGCATCGTTTCCGTGTTTTGATTTACCCAATCAGCATCCAGCCCTTTTCTGAGCGCTATGTCCTTATAAATGCCATGCGCAACATCTACTTGCTGCGCAATGTTTTCACTGGTTGGATTAAAGATTGCGGACTGCTGCGCGCTCTTTATATTGCTTTCCATCGTCGCATTGAAGTACACATCCCCCTGCTTTTCCTGATAGCCGAACGCCCAATCGTCCGCACTCATTCGCAGCCGCTTGGCGTTGCGATCAAACAGCCTCCTTGCCCTCTCATCCTCCAAACCACCACCAATTTCCGCTGCGCGCTTGTCGTACCACGCACCCATGTCCTTTTGTATATTCGCAGCGTCCTTGCCTTTCAGTTGCGAGAACTCCTGCTGCTTGGCATTCCATTCTTGATTCAGCGTGTCGGACGCATCCATGCCGTCAGCAACGGCTTTCTTTTCGTTCGCTTGATCTATCGCTTGGCCGACTTTCATTAACACTTGGCCGCCTGATTCCATGGCGCGACCAAGCCCTGCGCCAAACGCATCCGCACTTACGCCGCCCGTGCGAATACTTGCATTAGGAATGCCGCGAGACTGAACAGAAGGCGAATCGTATGTCGGGACTTTTGGCATTACTTTCCGCCTCCGCTAATCATCCCCCAATTACTCGCAACAGAGCTAACACCTGACATAAGCGCATTCATTCCGGGATTGATGTTGTCGCCCTGCGCATCCAGCATCAGCGCGGTATTGCTGGCATTGGTTTGCCCAACCTTGTAGCCCCACGCTTCACGCTGCGCGTTGCCCTTGATCCGACCAACATCCACCTTTGCCATGTAGTCCGTGTCATCAAGAATGCTGGCTGGCGATCCTTGCGATACATCAATGCCGTTTGCTGCAATCGCCGCCTTCTGCGACGACTTCATCATGGCCGCTTTCTGCATATGATCCTGCGCGTCACGATTGCCGCGTGCTATCGCATCCTCGGCCATTTGACCTTGCAGTTGCGCATTCATTTGCGCTTCTTTTTCTTGGTAGCCAAGCGCGTCCTTCTGCGCCTTGCTTTGCATGTAAGCGCCGGCAGCAGAAACAGTCGCGCCAACCCCAACAGCCACAACAGCCGAAACCGCCCAAGTCATTGCATCATCTCCAGCAGCGATTCATAGCTTTCTGCAATCACCGCTTTTTCAATTTTCTCCAAATCCGTCTCGACCTCGCACACGACAGTCGGGTGATATGTCGTCCAAATCGCTTCTTCTTCAACATAAACCGCCCGCTTTGTGCCAGCCAACGAAACAAACGAAACAGGCGCTTCATACACCTCACTGCCAAACTCAGTCACCACGCGGCAGCGACCCTTACTGATCGTATTGACATGCGCATGCTTGTGGATTTTACCCACCACGCACACACCGGCTGGCATAGTGATTTCTCTGGCGTATAAGCCAGGGGCGAAGTAATGTTTAACGGGGCAATCCACTTGCTCATAGCTCATCATGGATTCTTGCAGCGCGAGTATCTGATTGCGCGTTACTTGCGGCTGATCGAAAACCGACAGAACATCCTGCCGCTGATTGGATGCGGCATCGGTTCCTGAATTGCAAAGCCCATTTTCTTCAGCCATCGGATGCTCTTTATGTTCCTAGCGTCAATGTAATTTTCCAGCATGGCATAGCGCAACAGTAGAACACGCACGCAGTCGCGCCCATGCAACAAAAAAAGCCGATTGTGTTTTTCGATGGCTTTTGTGCAAAGCATCCACGCAACGCCCTTGCTAGACATTAGCGACCTGCCAGCAGCGCCGCCAATACATAGCAACTCGCCGCACGACTCAACGGCCACGCACAAAGCGGAATCAGCAACACCATCACGAACAACGTCAAAAAGATTGCGCGTATCACCAGCCGCTTGTATTTCCGCTATGTCTGCATGCCGCATATTGGCCGCGAGGAATGCTATGTCTTCTGGTGTTGGCGCTCTGAATACATACTTAGCCGCCACCGGCCACCTCAATGACCATAGATTGCAGCGTAAAGCCGCCGCTGTAGTCATGCCTAATCGTTAAACAGGCATCATCGTCCCAATCCCCCATGATCGGCACTTCTTTCATGGGCGGAATGCTGTCTTGTGGCGTAGGAGTGAGCTGCATAGGCACTGGTTTGTTATTTTCAGCGGGCGAAACAGATACCGTTCCTTCGCCGCCCGCTCGAATGTAGACCTTGCTGATATTCTTTTGCATACCACGGGATGCGGCAGCCACCTCAAAGGAAATGGGCAGCGTTTTGATAACTGTTTCGTAGAACAGCCCGACCGTTATATCGCCATAAAAAGCATCTGGCGCTTCTATTTCTCCAGAACCAGAAACGGTTTGTCGCTCAACTTTTACATAGGGAACATCAGCAGACTCTATTTCTGCCTTCAAGTGTCCGCTAAAAAAAACATTACACTCTTTGCCGGATAAGTACAGGAATCCCGCAATAATCCTCATCCTAGATCTCCATGTGGCACAGCGCTATCCCTGCTCAGTGTTATCGTTTTCATGCCATCGAAATAATCTCTGCTGCGCCAGTTTGTGTAATTATCCATCCGCTCAATACACACAATGCCATCACGCTCAACCGCCATGTAAACCGCAACGCCTGATATTTCTTTGGTCGATGTTACCCACTTAACTAAGCCTCCCACATCATGCCTGTGCCAAGCAATGACATTTTGTTTTGGCGCGTAGGTTAAGCCAAGCAAAACTCCATCATCGCGCACACACCAGAGCATAGGGAAAACACCGCGCTCTATCACCATCGAAACAATGCTGTGGTTCTCGAACAAATGAAACGCCAGCATGCTTATGTCATCTGGAGCGTAAGACTGTGAGTTCCAGTTGTACTCCATTTGCATGACGCGATTACTGCCTGCCTGAACAAACAGAATGGCGCTACTGGCAACAACGGGTTTTACATCCGCACAACCCACACTGGATTGCTGCATAACAGCAATTGTTGATGGGGTCAGCGCCGCGCCGCTCACGGAAGAAACTACCCACTCCGCATTTTCTGAAAACAATACAAGATTTTGCAGTGCAATCATAAACTTGATCGCATTCTGCTCTCTTCCTGCCAGTCTGAAATTGATAGAATCGTCATCGCGCACAGGCAATGATTGCATCATGTTGTTTTCAGTGCCTATCCTACTCATCCATGTCGTTTGTGGCCGCGCAACAGTACCGGAATATATTTTGCGTTGTTGGTAATAATCGACGGATGACGGATAGTTTCCTTCTTTGTCAAAAGGATCTTCGCCCGCAGGCGGCGTTATAGACATATCAGGCAGGATATTGTCGTCGGTAAAAAAACCACCTTTTGACTGTCCGATAAAGCCCGGCGTATCGCCGCCAGTTCCGCCTACCCTTTTATATACGTTATACTCGGTTCCATCGTTTGAGTTCCATGACAGTGTGACCGATGCTGGTTTGCCTGCCGTTGTGAAATCAACAGACACAGAGCCATTAATGTACGCATTGAGAAAACCAGCCTCTAACGGCGTGTTGATATAGGCGCTCCAATCAAACGCCTCTCCATTTCTACGCTTCAGGATGTACCATCCACCAGTCATTCTGGCAACAACACTATACATATTGCTATTAGATTGTGTGCCTTCAAATGTTTCTATTGCTTCGTCGCTCTCACCGTCCCGCACATCCAGCCTGATTGGCGTTCCATATTCCAACAATCCGCCAGTTATTTGCGCCGCAATACCAACCCTTCCACTGCCGTCATTCATCCATTTGTAATTGACCGGAACTGGTATTGATGTGTAACTCATTTTCTTCAACAGCAACACGTTTCTTGCTGGTCTTTCTAACTGCGCAGGAAAAGACTCCTCGCCATTTCTGATTGCTGTAACATAGTAAAAAATCCCTCTCCTTGCAGTGCCAAGGTTGCCGCCGATAGTGGCAGACAATCCCGTGGGAATCTCTACTCTCGGCAAAAACCACTCACTAACAAAATCGAACAAACCAGAAGGTCTGCGTTCAATTTTACTCGGTGGGTATTTCTTATGCGTCAAAGTTAAAACATCATAGCTCTGCGCAAAGTCAATACCAGAAACATCGTTTTCATCATACGGAGTCTCAATTTCATACACAGCAGAAACGGTACCATCGCATACATCAATGCGTGTGTCGAAGCCATAACCAATCTCATACAATTCAAATGTGTTGGCTGTCAGCACTTTGACTGCATAGTAGTCTTCTCTTGGAAATGGGCTTTGGTCATCGGGGGAATACCAAACGGTTTGGCCGTCATAAAAACCATGCCCATCCAGCGTCAGCGTTGTGACAACACCAGTACAATAAGTTACTGCGCTATAGACTGCCGAAGCTACATCAATGTCTCTTTTGTACTGCACTGCTGAGACAAAACCAGAAGGTTTTGTTTTTACACCATTCTTTTTCTTGACGGTCGTCATCATTTTTTTTGTGTTTACATACTGCCACTCAGTAGTTCCTTCATCTTCATTTGTTACGACTTCTTTTTTTATCTTAAATTCTTTCAGTGATGAGTTTGCCACCTTGTAAACAGTATTCTGATCGAAGTCATAATACCCGCCACTGGCTGGAGTATTCAGCGTGATATAGATAAGGTCATCATTTGAGAATACATGATTTACTGGAAACTTAACAATCCCATGCGTTTCTCTCGTGATGTTGTTAAATGCAGAGGCAGGAGCAGGAGCAGAAGTGAGCGACGAGTCGTAATCAATAGCAAAAGAATCTTCATCAATCACAGTCACCGTTCTAAGCATGTCAACGAAGCCACTCCAATCTTCTTTTGGAATAACCTCCCACAGACCGCCATCTACACCTCTTCCCGTAATTGTTGTCGCGCTAATCGCACTGCCACTGTAATTTGTGTTGTATGTCTCTAGGCTAGTGAATCCAGTACCTCCATTTAAGTTTGTTATTTTTGTGCCACTAGGCACGCCAGTACCAAACAAGTACATTCCTACAGCATAAACGCCAGACAAATGATCTGTGTTTGTCATTACGCCGCCGCCAGAAATACTAGCCGTTGTTGATTTTGCTATGGTATACGGATCTGTTTTATTCGCTCTCAGTAAATAGCCTGGATTAACAGGCCTACCGTTCAAATTACAGCTATCAATCACCTCAAAGTAATCATCTTTGTTTATTCCGTCAGCAACAGGAAGCTGCGCCGTGGTATCAAAATACAATTGTGTGTTGTCCAGCAATCGAACAACCGTATTCCCGCTCTCGACAGTCACATTCCCTATTTTGTGTCCAGTTACGGCAGCAGGAGTAACAGTCAGTTTTATTTTTGCGCCGTCAGATAGTCCGTGACTTGTACTTTTGATAACAATTTTATTGGGCGTTCCAGTATCTACACCTTCACTGGTAATGCTCTCAGCAGTCACATCAGCATTCACAAGCACCGTTCCACCTTCTGCGTGGATGCGAAGGTAGTGATGGCCTAACTCCATCACATAGGACTGCGTAGCAGAGAACTGAAACGGGATTAACCTAACAGCCCTGCCGAATGTTTGCTCCTCGCCGTTCCACCAGTTTTTAGCGTAGCCGACAAACCGCGTGCCGCCACGCTTACTCACCGCGCCATGCGGGTAAACAATAGCGTTCTCGCATCGAGCCAAGCCAGTCTGGTATTGCCCAAGGTCTACCCTATCAGCCAGCTCTGGCGTGATCTCTCCGGCAGCGAATGATCGTGACAGTGTTTTGATTACTGCCATCTTGCGCGCACTCCAGCAGGTGTATCGTCACGCGCCACGCGCACATGGCGGTGATTATCGATCATGGCCTCGGCTAAATATGTCCGATACATTTTCTGCCACGCGCCGGATACATTCGGATCTTTCGTTGTAGGCGCGGCTAACAGGTGAGCCAGATACGCAGCCAGCGCCAACACGAATCCGTTTGTGTAATGCGAAGTAGCTGAATCCCTGTAGACATACCGCAGCACAGGACTTGCCGTGTTGCAATAAAACACACTGCCATGAATCTCAAACTCGATCTGCGCGAACGGGGAGTTTGATCCTTCCTCATACGCATTGACCGGCTTCACCAAATCCGAAGGCACAGCAAAGGCGTACTGGAAATACTCCGGCAAATCCGCTTCGATTAAGTTTAGTTTTTTTTGTTTGACGGCAAACAGCCAATCGCATTCGCCTAATACTTTCTCAAGCGCAATAGGATAAAACTGCGCACAAGCAGCAGCATACTTGCCGCCATCAGGAGGATTGATGGAAACAATGTCTGGCGACTGGCCAAGATTAGCCAAAGCCAAATTACAAATATCGACTTGAGAGGCCATAGCGCACCGAACACAGAAAAAGAAAACCCCGCCGAAGCGGGGCGTTCAAACGCTATCAGGCAGCGCCAATGCTCGCGTTGTTCGGATACGCAACATTACGCTGCGCTCCGTTGACGATGTTCGCATTGAAGACGCCGTCAGTTAATGGTCCAGTGGCAACAGTAAAGTTGCCTCGGACATAACGACGCGCACCAGGAGGAACAGGAATCAAAATCTGCTTGCCTGCTACCAGCTCCGCAACAGGATACGCCTTGGTCGCCAACAAGTCGACAAAGGTAACATTGTCCTCCGAATCCTGTAGCGCAAACACCACAGTCGCAGCACCGCCAGCCGTTGCAGTAGTCGAGACATTGATCGCCAATTCCAATTGCTCACTGGAGCCAATATCACTGTACGCATTACCAACATCCACCACATCAGTGGTGGGTGCGGTTACGGTTACTGTCTGGCCAGACGCGCCTGTCAGTTGTAGTTTTTTGTCGATAATCATGCGCTTTCTCCCGATTAAGCAACAGCAGCTTCGTTGTTGGTGATCTGATCCACGCGACGAACAGGGATGTCGTCGAATGTCAGGACTTTTTTGCCAGAAACTTCGCCCATGTTCAGCCATACATTTGACTTGTTGGCGATCTGACGGCGCAGGAACGAGCGAATAGTGCGGTTGCAATAAAACGCCAGCTTGCCAGTTGTGCCAGCAGGTAGCGTTTCGATTGCGCGAACCATCAGGTCGATCAAGTCAGCACCAGCAGAAGCGTTCTTGGTGAGCGCAGCGGTATCAATGTTTGCGATACGCACAACCTTCGTCCAATCGCGCAACACCAAGCCGCAATCCCATTTGTAATGAGTGCGGAAGCCTTGGTACTCGCCGCCGTTGCCGTCAGACAAAGTATCTTCGCCGCAGTCTTTGACATTCAAACCAGCCACAGAGCCAGAAGGGTAAATGCCGTGCAAACCATCGGAAGCCCAGTTGACCAACCAGATGGATGTTTTCGCAGCACCAGCGCCAGCGGCGTTGATGATGTTCTCACCATTCTCAGCGCTCAAAGAGCTGTAGCGAGGAGCCAAGCCCATGAAACGCTCAGGGTTTGATGCAGTAGAGCCATAGAACAGCGTCGAGATAAAGTTTTGCGTCATGCCTTCAATGAAGGCTTTATCTTCCGACATGCGGAAGGCTGCTTTATCTTTTGCCAATGCGACCAATTGCGCGTCAACCTTGGAGTAGGTTTCCAACATGCCGCACGAATCTTTGATCTGCACCGTGGTGCTTTTCTCAGGCTGTACGCCGTAGTTAAGCAAGCGCCAAGTACCAGTCGGCAAGCCAGAGCGCACCGTGGTTTTGTGGTTTGAGCCATCGTTACACTCAGTCCACAAAATATCTTCCACAACATCATTGCTGGTGTTGAGGATTTCGACGATATTAGGATCAATTTTCCCGCTTGAATCCGTGCGATTAGCAAGATCGGCGAGCGTGGTAAAACCAGAAGTGATAGTAGCCATTAGTTTTTGCCCTCATTCATGTACGAATACATGCCTTGTTTCTTTTGTGTTGCAGAGCCAGATACAAAAGTATCGTTGCTCGCCGCCTTACCCACGCGATAGAACAAACGCACTACCGCAGGATGGTTTCCGAAGCCACTGGCATCCAGTATTTGCTTCAATTCGTCGTCGCCAAACTTGTCGATTGCTGCTAAAGCAATACCAAGGTTTGCGTCAAAATCTTTACCGCCGACTTCTGCGTCATTACGAGAATCGTCAGCCCATTTTTTAATCGTTTCGGCGTGTACGCCTTCGGCTGTTTTGGTGGTGCGATCAACAAGACCTGCCGCCACATCCACCAATTTCTGCGCCTGCTCTTGCGTCAAGCCGAACTCTTTAGCCAGTGGTGAAAACTCACCAAACGCAGCCTCATCAATACGCAAACCTTCTGGCAGAGAGAACTCGGCGTAGGATTCGCTTCCCTGCGATACCTCTGCTTGTTGTTCGCCCTGTTCAGCAACTTGATCCACTGGCTGCTCAACAGCCGCCTGATCCGCTGGAACTTCTGCAATAGCTTGTTCAGCTACTTCACTCATACGTTTGCCTCTTGCTGCATCTGTAACCAAGACTCGAAACACAGCGTCCTGATTTCTTTTTCCATTCCTAAACCAACATCACGCGCACCCATCCGGTAATGCGCTTCCTCGCTGCTGCTGCAATGACCTCTTGTTGTCACGCCGCAATCAGCAATCCATCTACCCACATAACGCCTAAAAGCTGGCTGCTTCATAAGAGACTTCACATCCTCTCTTGCCTGCTGCGCTTTTGTTTCGCGCTGCTTTAACAGCTTCTTTGCGTCTGCTGAATCACTCATGTCCGCAATCTATACCCATGCTTTTGCAATACTTGAACATCAGCCAGGCATTCCGTAGCCAGACAATCCCTGCATCGCGTTGGTCATCTGCGACCGCTGATCTTCTGGTATGTCTGAGAATTTTTTGATGGCATCCGCAGTCTGCGAAGCAGCCGGAGCCATAGCCTGCATGCGCTGCATCGCTGCTGCTTGCTGTTGCGCTGCTGCTCGCGCCTCTTTCAGTTTTTGCACTTCTTTATCGTCGCGAATAATTGTTGGGTTTAGCCCTGCTAAGTCTGCATACACATCCACGATCTGCTCAAAATCCACCTTGTCTTGAATAGCATTAGGATCAAATTGTCCGATCATGCCGAAAGTTTGCATTGCGCCCTGTAACGCACCAACACCAACAGCTTTTTGCGCTTGCGCCAGCACAGAAATAAAATCCACTTTTAATTCCATGCCGTGCATTTCTTGCGGCGGCGGAGGAACCAGCGGTCTACCGTTGACCTTTGCCGCCATGATCTGCGCAAAAACAATGTCGATCAGTTGCTCGTGGATTTCGTTGTGCAAACGCTCAAGCACTGGCCCAAGCATCAGCATTTTTTCTTCATGCCGTTCGCTCACTTCCGTTGCTGTGATATTTGATCGTGTGTCGTTTGCCAGCATCAAAAACAAATCGGCATAAAACGCACCGTTGATGCGTGAGCGAATGTCTCCAATGTCATTCAGTATCCCATCAATGCGCGTATTCACTTCATACGCAGTGCGAATACCGCCAGCCGGTGTTGTTTGGTCGTAGTAACTTTCACCGCCCGGCGTTAAATCAACGCCAAAAGGCGAGTCTCTTAGCTGCACAGGAATCTGCACTGGCGGATCTGCTTGGTAGTCAATAACCTTCGATTTCTTCTTTTGATTAAATTGCAGTTGCTTGTTATCGCCCAATGCTTCCATGCCGGGACTTGTGCCGTAAATATCCCCGCCAGATACATCCCACCGAGGACAGATCGCTGGGAAATAATCAAAACCGCCCTCGCGCAAAAACTTATCTTCTTTCGTGGTTGCTTCCATGTAGATTGATGTCCACGGTTTTTTGTTTGCCATCAGCGTATTGCCGCGAACATCACGCGGCTCGATAGCGTGCAGCACCGTCACCCACTGGTCGTACTTTCTGCCGTCATACAATTGCTGGACATTAACGCTGCAATTGTCGTAACCGAACTCCGTCACCAGCGCATGCACTGTCATGTCGAACTCGCGGTATAGCGTGTTCGCGCGGCCTTTGCTGTCGCAGGCAATCGCGTACTCGCCAATCGTCAAACTGTGCGCGTGAATGATGTTGTCAAAGTCAGGCAGAATGATTGCCGCTGCCGTGCCATACACACCAAGCTCAAGATAAATCTGGTGCAATACGCGATACATGTTGGATCGCTGGAACACTGCGCGCATTAAGTTCTGCACGTTATCCAGCCACAACTGCACAGGCTTTTGTTTCATCAACTCCGCGTCAGGCGTTGCCAACCGAAACCACGGACGCGCAGGACTGGACATACCACTCATCATTCCAGCCGCCAGCGTTCGCGCGGCGCGAGTTGGCGTGTTGTCTATAATCTTGTTAAACGTGGATGCGGATGCTTTGTTGCGATCCGACACCAAAAACCGCCCACTCTTGGGCAGGTAATGCTTTGACAAGTCTTTCCAGATTGGCTCGAAAGATTGACGCTCTGCCCACAAAGCCGCTTTGCGTGCGCGTATCTTTTCGCATGGCGTGCGATTATCCAAAACGGTTGTCATGCTGCTTTAGTTCCGCCGCCTAGCAGGGTATTACCGCCAAGCGTCAGAGCGCTTGCAGGCACACCAGCCGCACCAGTCATCAGCGTACCGTTAGCCACGCTGTCATCACCTGTTGCTGCGCTGTTGCGCTTTTTCAGCAGCGGAGTTTTGTCTGGCTCTTTCGGTAATGGTGGCGGTGGTGGTGGTGGCGCAGGCGCATCAGGCGCTTTGGAAGTACACATACAGACCCCAATTCAATATCACTGAATGGAATCGTACTCACGCCTCTTGTTAACACTTGAACGCTGTTGGTCGCGCTTAAATACTGGTCTTGCGAACGACAACGCCAGAGCATCCAGTTTGTTTGGTGAAGGCAATCCTCTCGCCTTCATGCTTTCCTTGCTTTCGATTTGTATTTTACCGTCCAGACGCGGCACGGTTTCTGGGCTGATAATGTCGTCGTACAGCTCTTGGTCTTTTTCGATACAGCCGCCATCCTGTAGCCATTTTTTTACCATGCCAATCATGTAAGCGCGAAGGTTCAGGTAGCCTTTATCTGGTGATGCACTACCAAACCACACCAATTCCCACGATCTTCCCATTGTTTGACCGGCACTCACTATCCCTGTGCCATAGCCGCCATCAACAAACACCGCATCAGCCTTTAGCTCGGTTTCATAGTTGGCAATGATGTTGGCAATCATCACATCGTTGTCGTTTTTTGGAATTGTGCGCAGCAGCTTGAAGTAATTGCCCTGCCGCATGGCAATCTCTAGCTTGTCATCGCCAGACCACGCCGGATCACAAGTGATAATGACCGGCGCAAAATCGTACTGGTGCGAAACAATAGACCTCCCGAATGCCGCATCAGCAATATCCGTGCTGATAAATTGTTTGCTGCTTGACGACGGGAACATGCCGCGCACTCGCACCTTCACAAAATCAGAATCTTCGCCGTGATCGTCAATCCATTTTTGAATCTGCGCTTTGTTAGTTCCTTCAACTGTGCGGCTGTCGATCTGTCTGCACTTCCAGCGATGGCGCAGCTTGGTGAAACACTGCTTAAACCTACCTGTGTTGCGTGTTGGGTTTCCGAACGCTATCCAAATGATCTCTGTGCCTTCGTCAGTTAGCGCGCCCTCTGCAACGTCCCACACCTTGTCTGCAATGTTGGAGGCTTCGTCGAATATCAGGATGATGCGCTTGCCTTTGTTGTGCAGGCCAGCAAACGCTTCTGTGTTGTGTTCAGACCACGGCACAGCATCGGCACGCCATGACTTCGTGTGCCCAGCATCCCTTGCTGCAATAGATGTTGCTGTTACGTTAAACCACGGTTCGTTGATCGCCAATCTGAACCACTTGCTAATTTCTGGCCACGTTTTCGTGCGCAACTGCGTGTCGGTATTCGCCGTCACCACTATCTTGCAGTCTTCGCATGTACTCATACCCCAATCAGCCAGCATGCTTATCAAGGCAGACTTTCCAATGCCGTGGCCTGATGCAACCGCCAGCATTAACGGCATGTGTCGCGTTGCTTCGCATTGCAAATGCTCGGCAATGTCGCGCATAACGTCCCGCTGCCAAGCGCGTGGACCATCAACATCAGCCAGCTCGCCCGATCCCCACTCGTAGGCGTACAGCGCAAACCCTTCTGGATCATGCGTGAAGGATGCAATATCCTCGATCAGCTCTTCATCCGGTGTCACTTTTTGCGCGCCCGCGCTCTGGCTATTTTGTCTGCCAGTTCTTTTGTCACACCAAGATCAAGCTTGTCGTTGAACATACCAAGATGGCGAGCGATAGAATCCAGCGCACCCTTCTTGTCTGCAAGTTTCAGCTTGAGAATCTCACCAACCCCCTGATCCGCATTGCCGATGGTTGCTACATCCATCCCGCTGATAACCGCAGCCGTATCGTCGTCAAGCTGGCCTATAGGTAGCGGCCTACCTGTCTCATCAAACAGTTTTCGCGGATCAAAAAATCCGATGCGTGCGTACTCTTGCAACACTCTGTCCTGCGTTATCTCGGTGCGTTTCTCCCTGTGAGCCATACGCTCTTTCAGGTACTTTGCCACTTCAACATTTTTCAACAGTCGCTCGCCAATCTGTCCAGCGGTCTTTACGCTATAGCCTGAGCGAATAGCCGCCTGTGTTGCGTTCAAGTCCTTGAGGTACTCGTCGCAGAATCTCCGCTGACGATCATTAAGCTTAGGCACACATCACCCCGTCTTTGGTTTTTCTTTCTTTTGCTTCCACGACACAGGAGTAACAGCCCGAGTCTTGTAGTTGAGAATGTAGGATAGCGTGGACTTAGGCACGCCGTAGCGTCGGCAAATCTCAGCCGGACGAACACCCTCATCCTCGAACAGCGCCCTGAATGTTTCTACCGCTTCATCAGACCAGCGCGCAAAACCATGATTCTCACCACACGGCCTGCCTTTTTCGCCGAAAGGAACCATCCTCACCATGACCACCCCCGTAGTCATCACCCAATCACCAGCATCGCAGCATCACG